GGAATTTGAAGACTGGAAGCTGCGCGGCTGGGAGATCCCAAGCTCTGTTTGTTGTATCATCCGCGCTAACACCAACAAAGGCAAAGTCAAAGAGTTTGTCTACCAAAAACAACACGCAGCAGAAGAACGCATCCGATTACTTATGGCTGAGGGTGTAGAATTTACTGTTGTCACTGAAGATCAAATCCGCCACGTTACACCTGTTACTGATGAGCATTATCTCGATTAAACAATTTGAAGAACTTAGTGAGATCTACCCTGAGCTGACTCAGTGCTACGATCTCGATTCCACATTCACCACGGACGCAGAGGAGCCTATTGCCTACACCAGCCCAGATTGATGAACAGATACAACTTGAGCGTGATGCGATTGCTCAAGGATTAAAGAAACTACACAAGAACACACGCGACTTAGAAGGCAAAGAGTATGCGTCTGCTAGTGTGTATGGAGCTGCTTCTATTGATACCTTGCTGCCTCTTGTGGTGGCACGTATTGAAGCAACTACATCACGTTTGAGAAAAGGTAACGCTGGTATAGCATTCAGAGAAATACAGCAATACCTAAGTGATGTTGAACCACTTGCTGCTGCAGCTATCGCCGTCAAGGTTACATTTGACAAGGTGTTCTCATACAAAGAAAAAAGCAGTTTAGCTACAAACGTATGCGATTCCATCGGCGTTGCTGTTGAACAAGAGTGTCAAATGCGTCACTATGAAAAACATGCACCTGGTCTTCTCAAAACATTAAAAGATAACTATTGGCATCGTTCTATTGGAACACAACAGAAGTTAGTTGTTGTTCGCACCCTTATGAACCGTTACAATGTAAAACAGTGGGATGCATGGGGGCGTGCGAATCGTATCAAACTTGGTGGCTGGTTGCTCGACTGTATCATGCAAAGCAGTGGCTGGTTTGACAAGGATGAGAGACGAGAGGGACGCAAAAGTGCTCAGTATGTTATCCCAACTCCAGCGTTCTTAGAAATCAAGGACGCAGTGATGAGAGATGCTGAGCTATTCAGCCCACTTGCATGGCCTATGCTTATTGAACCAAATGATTGGGAAAATGATAGGCACGGGGGTTACATCCTTAACGAGGTGATGCGTGGTCATGACATGGTTCGACGGGGTACGGGCCACCGTATACAGGGGGATAAACCTTTGAGTTTTCTGAACAAGATTCAGAAGGTTGCTTACCGATTAAACCCCTTTATTGTAGGGGTAGCGGAAGAGCTAGATAGATTGGAACGAGCTGTTGGTAAGTTTCTCCCTATCGTTCATCATGAACTACCACCCAAGCCTGTAGATATTGAAGAGAACAAAGAGTCTCGTCAAGCATACAGAAGAGCTTGTGCTGAGGTTCACAACTTACAAGCACAAGAATTTAGGAAGTCATGTAGAACACGCATGACGATGGAAGCTGTTGCTAGGTTCAAGGAACGAGATAAGTTCTACATTCCGTGGTCGTTTGATTACCGTGGAAGAGCATATCCGATTCCTGCATTCCTCACACCACAAGATACAGACTTTGGAAAAAGTTTGTTAGTATTTGCTGAGGGGTCTTACATGACACCAGAAGCAGAGGATTGGTTAGCATTTCAAGTAGCCACAACATATGGTCTTGATAAAGCTCCCATGGCTGAACGTTTGGAATGGGTAAAGAACAACACACATTTTATATCTTGTGTCGCTTCTGATCCCGTCTCACACATTCACAAATGGGAAACTGCTGACGAGCCCTGGCAGTTCCTTGCAGCGTGTGATGAGTATTATCATTGTGTGTTAAAATGTGATCGTCACTTTACACACAGCATGATAGCTACAGATGCTACTTGTAGTGGTCTACAGATACTGGCAGGTTTAGCCAGAGATCGTAACACTGCTCAGTTAGTCAACGTTCTTCCATCTGATCGTCCACAAGATGCTTACAAGGTAGTAGCTCAAACTGCTACACCTTACTGCCCTAAATCTATCCAACCCTACATGGACAGAAAAACTGTCAAAAGGGTTGTGATGACGGTACCTTACAATGCTAAACCGTTTAGTAACCGTGGGTACATCAGGGACGCACTAAAAGAGAAGGGTGTTGAGATTGACAAAGACGACTTGACAAAGACAGTTGTTGCTGTTAGAAATGCTATGGATGAGGTCGTACCTGGTCCCATGGCTGTCATGTCTTGGATTGAGTCTGAGGTTGCTAAGGCAATTGATAGGGGTAAGACAGAACTATCGTGGGTCACACCATCTGGTTTTGTTGTTACCCAGAAGCTCATGAAAAGAAAAACACAGGAGATCAAGCTACAGCTTCATGGACGTTGTAGATTGAAGGTTGCTGTTGATGAATCTGACAAGGTTGATAAGCAACACCATAAGAATGCAACTGCGCCGAATCTAATTCACTCACTCGATGCATCACTGCTCCACTTTTCTGCGCTTCGTTTCGACGCACCGATCGCTCTCATTCATGACTCTGTATTGTGTCGTGCTACTGACATGTCTTCTCTCAGTGCAATTGTACGAGAGACATATATGCACCTCTTCGCAGAGCATGATTACTTGCAAGACTTCGCTGACCAAATAGAAGCGGAGACTGAACCACCGATCATTGGAGACCTTGAACCGGAATCCGTGATTGAATCCACTTATTTTTTCTGTTAATGCCACGTACTATCCACAAAACTGAACAGCCTGTGATCCTCGAAGGTTATCAAGCTGTACTGAAACCGAGTAAGTTCGGTTATTCCCTGTCTGCCCTTGTTGATGGCAGCATGGTTGACGCCCTTGAAACTGACCGTGAGGAATCACTGCAGTGGGCACAAGGTAAACTCAAGAATCCTAAGCGTTCTGTGCTAAAGCCTGAACCCTGGGAAGAGGTTGCAGACAATCAGTACAAAGTCAAGTTCAGCTGGAATGAAGAGAACCGACCGCCTGTCGTCGATACCGAAGGCACACCTGTCACAGACGAGAATACGCCCATGTATTCTGGTAGCACAGTTAAGCTGGCGTTCTATCAGAAGCCGTACATCCTCAAGGATGGCGTCACTTATGGAACAAGTCTTAAACTGGTTGGTGTACAACTGGTGTCTCTCAATTCAGGAGCTGGTGTAGACACTGGCGATATGGCTGCTGAAGATGTAGCTGCCTTGTTTGGCAAGACTGAAGGCTTCAAAGCTAACGATCCTGCTGTTACTGTTCTTCCTGGTTCTGACGACGACTTCTGATGATTGAATTTATTACTGAAAAAGATGCAGCCACTGGGCTGTACAAAGGTACACTAACCGTTAACCTCCCTGAACTCACTGCTACCCGCTACAAAGCTGACCGCAACGATTTCAAGTATGAGATGCGTCGTGCTATCAGCGAGATTGTAGAGGAGATCATTGAGAAAGGGATTGACGACTGATGGCTTTTCGATCCAAGCTCGAAGAAAAGGTAGCTGATCTGCTTGTCGATCTTGGTGTCAAGTACGAGTACGAAACAACTAGAGTCCGTTACATTATCCAGCATGTCTACACACCTGACTTCGTGTTACCCAATGGTGTCGTGCTGGAATGTAAGGGTTATTGGGAACCTGCTGACCGACGTAAAATTAAGGCGGTAAAGGAGTTAAATCCACACCTTGACTTGCGTATGGTCTTTCAGGCTCCATACAATAAGATCAGTAAGAAATCTAAAACTACATACGCTAAGTGGTGCGATAAGCATGACATCCCTTGGACATCATTCCAAAACATCCCCCTCGACTGGCTCATCTGAATTCTTATTTCATGAGCCATGTGAGGAGTGTGGATCGTCAGATGCCAAGAGTGTCTATGATGACGGTCACACATACTGCTTCGTTTGCCATCACTATACGCACGGTGATGGTGAACCTTCTTTACACATTCACGAAACCAAACGTGTGAACATAACAGGCTCAGCCCAAAGGCTGCAGAAGCGTAACCTCTCACAGAAAGTATGTGAGAAGTACAAAATATACCGTGATGGTGATAAGCTCCGCTTTTACTATCATGACGAATCAGGCATCGTCAAAGGTGCCAAGGTAAAGACAAAGGGCAAATCATTCTCGTATGAGGGTGAGGTGCCTGGTACATTCTTCGGGCAGCATCTCTACCCTACTACTGGTAAACGTATCGTCATTTTTGAAGGCGAGATGGATGCAGCTAGTGGGTCAGAATGTATGCCAGGTTGGCCGATGGTTTCCGTACCATCTGGTGCAGCTGGTGCAAAGAAGGCTGTACAGAAACAACTCCCATTGCTGCAAGGCTACGATGAGATTGTTATCTTTTACGACAATGACGAACCAGGTCGCCAAGCCGCTGAAGAGTGTGCTAGTGTACTACCACCTGGTAAAGTCAAGATTGCCCACCTCCAGGGCGACTACAAGGATGCCTCAGACGCACTCCAAGCTAATGACTCAGACGCTGTATGCCGAGCTATCTGGGACGCCAAACCGTTCCGTCCTGATGGCATTGTCGATGGCAAAACTCTTTTAGATCTTGTAACCACACCATCACCAGCTGCAGATCATGACTACCCATTTCAAGGACTACAAACAAAGCTTCACGGGATCAGATATGGAGAGCTTGTTACAATCACTGCAGGATCTGGTATCGGAAAATCCAGCTTCTGTCGTGAACTTGCAACTAACCTTCTTGACAAGGGGGAGCGGGTCGGTTATCTGGCGTTGGAAGAATCCAACCGTCGTACAGCCCTAGGGTTGATGAGTTCCCATGTCGGTAAATCATTACACTTGGGTGAACATACTCACGAAGATCTTGTTCAGGCGTTCGACGCTACGATGGCTAATTGGAACCTTTATTTGTTTGACGGTTTCGGCTCCTACGATCCTGATGTTATCTATAATCGGATTGAGTACCTGGCATCAGGTCTCGACTGTAGAATCATTTTCTTGGATCACCTCTCCATCCTCCTTTCTGGGCTTGACGGAGACGAACGGCGAATGATTGATACTACAATGACTAAGCTTCGATCGCTCGTGGAGCGTACAGGCATAGCATTGTTCTTGGTATCACATCTCAAACGTACATCATCGGATCAAAATCATGAAGAAGGAGCACGAGTCACGCTCGGACAACTGCGCGGATCTGCTGCAATCGCTCAACTCAGCGACGCGTGTATTGGATTGGAAAGAGATCAACAATCCGACAAAGCTGGAGGTTCTACGACTGTTAGAATCCTTAAAAATCGTTATTCGGGCGAAACTGGAGTAGCCTGTCAGCTAAGTTATGATCTCCCTACCTGTAAATTCTATGAAACTCAACCAGAACCAGAGTTCAATGCAGCAACAGACTTCTGAACTTAAACGACCTAACCCACCTACTACTCAAGCTATCGAACGTGCACAATTTAAAGATAAAACGTTCAGATGGAATGGGAAGTGAGTCTAATCTTTGACATAGAAACAAACGGTCTACTGCATGATGTTAGTACCATCCACTGCCTTGCTATCCACGATCTCTCGACAGATCAGACGATTGCGTACAATGACACAGGGTCCAGTGAGCCAATATCAAGAGGCTTGCAAAGACTCCAGGACGCGGACAGGATTATTGGTCACAACATTATTGGCTACGACATACCTGTTATTCGCAAACTTTACCCTTGGTTTGGTAAGCCTGCTTATATGGTCGATACTCTACTCCTTAGCAGACTCTACCACCCCGACATGATCAACTTGGATAAGAATCGTACCTGGGATGGTATGCCTCTTAAGTTGTACGGTAAACACTCACTTGAATCTTACGGCTACAGATTAGATGAACGTAAAGGTGACTACGGTTCCACTTCTAATTGGACAGATTGGTCCCAGGAAATGGAAGACTATTGCATACAAGACGTTCACGTTACCACCAAACTATGGAAACACTTCCAACCCTACCTGAATGGGTCGCGTTAGAACACGAAGTACAACAAATCCTTACGGAGCAGGAGATTCATGGATGGTCTTTTGATGAGAACGCTGCATGGCAACTTGCATCTTCTCTCACCAGAGAACTACGAGAAACTGAAGAGCTACTACGAAACCGGCACCCTTTCGTCCGAGGATCGGAATTCACTCCTAAACGAGATAACCGCACGCAAGGATATGTCAAGGGTGCACCCTTTACTCGACTGAAAGAACTCAACACATCATCACGGGATCATATATCATGGATCTTGCAACAATTCTATGGCTGGACTCCAAGCCAGAAGACAACTACTGGGAAACCTGTTATCGACGAGGTGATCCTGAAGGAGATGAATTCGGAAGTAGCGACGATGTTCCTCCGGATTTTGACGATAACGAAGATGCTTGGAATGATCAGCGAAGGCGCGAACGCCTGGCTGAAGTTGAGTACGAGTGCTAAAAGAATTCACCACCATTGTAGTGTAGCGACTAATACTTTTCGCTGTGCTCACCGTAATCCCAACCTCGGGCAAGTCCCATCAGATGAAAGATTTAGAAGACTCTTTATACCAAGTCCGGGTTTACGTATGGTCGGCGCTGATCTTAGCGGGATTGAGCTTCGGATGCTCGCTCATTATCTTGCACGGTATGACGGAGGAAGATACGCAAAACTATTACTTGAGGATGACATCCATCAGATCAATGCTGACAAGATTGGAATCTCAAGGCGACAAGTGAAAACCGTGACCTACGCTTTTCTATACGGTGCAGGTGACGAAAAAATCGGACACTCTTATGACCAACAGCTATCAACCAGCGCTGCAAAAAAGAAAGGTAAAGAGATTCGTGCCGCGTATGTGGACGCGGTTGATGGATTGGATGGCCTACTCAAAGCTATTAAACAAGCTGCAGAAAGAGGGTTCATCAAGTCTATCGATGGACGAAAAGTTAACGTTGACTCGCCTCACAAAGCTTTGAACTACTGCCTCCAGTCAGGAGCCGGTGTGGTTGCGAAGCGTTGGATGGTAATCAACCAAGATACAATGAGAGAGGCACAGATATGTGCTGCTCAATTAGGATTTATTCATGACGAGCTACAATTCGAGTGTGCCCCTGAGCACGTCGGAGACCTATCTACATCCCTGGTATATAGCGCTACAGCGGCTGGGGAGTACTACAACATGCGCATCCGAATCGACGCGGAAGCAACACACGGAAACAACTGGAGTGAAACCCATTAATGTACAGCAAAAAGAACAAGGCTGAGATTAAATCAGTCGCAAAGAAAACCCGCCAAGGACAAGGACGTAACTCTGTACCCAAGCGTGGTAAGAAAGCATACCGAGGACAAGGTAGGTGAAGTTACTTGTAGACGCCGATTACGTGGTCTACAAATGCTGTGCTGCTACCGAAACAGAAATTGATTGGGGTGATGATGTAATTCTAGTCACAAGTAAATTCAGCGAAGCCTATGCTGCTGTCAAGCGTGAGCTTCTCAAGATCATTAACAATTTTCTTTGGGATGTACCTGAACTAATTCTGTTCTTTAGCGATAGTGTAAACTTTCGTAAATCTATCCAGCCCGCATACAAAGGGCATCGCAATCGTAAGAAACCTTGCGGTTACAAACGTGTGATCAACCGACTCAAGACTGAGTACAAAGTTGTAATCATGCCAACGCTTGAGGCTGACGATGCCTTGGGTATTTATGCTACACAGAACAGTGGCAAGTGCTGCATCTGCTCACCCGATAAGGACATGCGCCAAATCCCTGGTCGCCTCTTTGACATGTCAGAAATGATGAATGTGGAAAAGGCAGAGGGAGAGAAGTGGCACCTTATACAAA